CTTGCGCAGCTGTGGGAAGTAGTTGGTGCTCCAGTCGCTGGTCAGACCTCGGATGTCTACAGGATTTGAGAGGCCGACGAGTCGAGCATAGTCCCGAACGCGATCGGCGAACACCCACCACTCAGCGTCCTGAACGCTGAAGGGGTCCGAGGCCACGGGAACAGGCGGCTGGCCTACACCACGAGAGTCATACACTGCGACGCCAGTAGGTGCCGCCCAGTAGGTGTTGAACTCGTTGACCAGGTCGTTGAACTGGGACACGGGCACGTTTGTGTGGATGCCCTTATGGTCGAGGGCTCCGTACAATTCAAGCACGGAACCTGCCGGAAGCACAGGCATGGAGACCGTTGGTCGACCCATACCGATCTCGACGGAGGCGATTGAACGGACGTCTCCGGAGAGAGTCTGAACCACGTACTTGCCTGCCTGATAGCCTTGGAGAATGAACGTATCCCAGTCCGGAGACGGGATTTCTCCTGGAGCAGAGGAATCTGAAAGAGTGATGAACCCCAACTGCTGATACCCCATCAGGGTCCAGTGAGTCGGGGAATGCGAGAACACCAGGATCGACTCTCCGTTCGGGGAAGACTCGTGGACGATCACCGCGTTCTGTCCGGAAGGCATCATTCCTGGTGGTTGCAACAGTCCGAAGTGGGCCACTTCCAACAACGCTGACGCCAATGAGGTGTTGATGATGAACAGAGACGGAGCCTGAGAGAATCGCACTAAAGCCACGATCTTCCAAATGTTGGGCATGCCACCACCGGAGGGACCGTACTTCTGCTGAAGGGAACCCAGGCTGGCGCGAGCTACCATCATCCCGGACTGGCTGAAGAGACCGATCTCTCCGAACTCGAATGGGCCGGCATCCGCAGCCACTTCCAGACGAATACCAATGGTGTTCTCGTCGTAGTAGAAGTAACTCGTGGGGACGGCGGAGTAGATAGTTGAGCCTTTCAGCTCATTGTCAAGAGGAGATGCCTCCGTGGCGAAATCGGAACCCAGACGGAACTCCGAGATGTCAACTCGAAGACCAGTCAGGATGGTCCCAGTGATGGCTTGGTTGGCGTCTTGCGTGATGACGAAAGTTGGGTAGCTCATTGTGATTCCAGTTGTGATGATTACTATCAGTCATCCAAAGAGTTGGCGTACTCAGTGCACTCGATAGTTGGGAAGAACGTTGGGACGAAGAAGTCAGACGTATGACGCAACGTCTCCGTGGCACGAAACTCTTTCATCGTACCAGCAAACGGGCGAGGTAGTGAAGCCAGACCGAAGGTAGTGAAGCCAGTCCCAAGCCAGAGACGACTGCTCAAGCCGGTCATAGACTTGGTGAACGGAGGTGTGAGCTTACCGTTGATGGAAACCCACCACGTATCGTCCGACTTCTGTATCATGATGTGGTTTGGGGCGAATCGTGAGATGGTGTTCAGGCTCTCAATGTTCATCTGGTTGACCCCGTCGTTCAGATGCAGAACAACCTTTCCGGTTGGAGTGAGGTTGAGCTGTATCCGTTGCTTACTCGGGTTCGTGAGAAGCTCTTCTACACCAACGTACAGAAGCCCATACACGTCTGGAGGGGTAGGAAGGACTGGTACTTCCAGGCGCAACTCGATGGCCCAGTGAGATTTCTCTGTATCGAACACCACACCTAGTGGTTGAGCAGCGTCTCCGTTGAACTGAAATCCAAGGTCAACAGATTTGGAGAACGGTCCATGTATCAACGGCTGAGGACTTGGAGCATCGTCCACCAAAGAAGTCGCACCGACTGGTTCCTGGAATCGGAGCAACGACAGTACCTGAGGCAGGTATGGATCACACGGAGTCTCAGGTGGGCGCGAGTTGAGACTCAGAGGTGCGATCAGGCCGGACAGATTGGTGAAGGCTGGATCATCTGAAGTGCGGATCCAGTTCTGAGGGATCTTCACTGGCAATACGTACTGAGTGAGGTGAGGCATGTAAAATGCAAAGAACACGTCCGGAACGGAGTGAGTGTAGGACGCACCCACTTCGAGCAGTGGTATGGACTTCCCAGGCACAGCGTTGCGTCTAGCTTCCCCGCTGAACATGTCTCCGATAGAGAGGTTGGGGATCTCTACGTTGTGAAGATCCGTCGTGTGCACGTTGGTGACAGTGATGCGTACTTCAGTGGCACTCAGTACGGAGCTCCAGGCAGAGGAAGGCAAGTTCTGGTCCACTACCACTCTGGAAGCCGGACTGAACTCTATCTGCACACTAACCACGTTCACGTAGATGGTATTGTCAACGATGTCCGGCAGCTCCAAGGCAGTGTGCTCCCCGGTCAACATGAAATTGGCTTCTAACTCCAAGTCGGTCGAGAGGACCAAGTAGTTGATCCAGTACGCGCTCAGAGCTACGGATTTGCTGTCCAGGAAGTCTGAGCGTGTTTGCACGTTGTCGGAAAGCTGGACGACTGGGAACTCCGATCGAGACTCGATGCTGTGCAAGACCAGGTTGTAGTTCAACATGTCGTGCAGGAACTTCTTCAAGTTCGGGATCGTCAAGTCCGTGAGCTGGAACGGATCGTACCCGAGACGCACATGCGAGGTCGGGTACCACTCACCCCCGTCGTACACGGGTAAACCGATGGCTGAATCACCTTCTGGGTAGAAGTTGACATAGTCCGTAGTCCACAGGTTGGTGATGTCCACGTCCACACCAAGGACGAAAGAGATGAACTCACCTACGTTCACACCACCTTTGGAATACCAGTATGTGGGCATGTGCTGGAGCATGCGGAACAATTGAGCGTCCGAGAAGATGGTGTAGTTCTGTATCGGGCATCCTACGAACGTGAGACACTTGATGAGAATCTCTCTTTCAAATCGGTCGAAGTCCGATTCTGCAAGCACCTGCTCGTCAAGAATCTTCAACTGAGCGGAGATGCCCAAGTGGAGGACCTCGCGCACACGTGCCAGCATGTTCGAGGGCTGATCGACGGATTCGTTGAAGGCTTCATCTACCGCATACGCAAGGTCGTTCCAGTGTGGATACGACTTGAGGAACTCCGGAAGGAGAATCTGTCTGGAGATAGTGTTGCTCATTTCAGCTCCGAGCCACCTCTACGGTGACGTCCAGTGTGTTGAGGGTGGCATATTGAATCTGGAATTCGCTACGCGCAGGGGCTGGACCACCAGGAAGGATGGAACCATTGTCGGTCCAGGAAACAGTCTCGCTGTTCCAGGCCGCGTTCTGGTCGACGGCGATCGTCGCCAGAAGACCAAACTGACCAGCACCAGTACCACGGCCGTACACGTGATACTCTACTGCGTTAGGCAGTGGATTCCAGCGTACGATGGCTGAGGAGTTGTCTGTAACCACCAGAGCTTGAGTGGTGTCAAGCATCTTCAGGTAGCTCGTCTGTCCATCAACTCCCTGGTCTATTCGTGCGGCTACACCGTAGATGTGAGGTCCATGCTGAAGAGTACCGATTCCAGATTCGATGGTAACCCGAGGAGGCTCGATTGAGTCAGCCGAGACGATGACATTGGAGTACGGACGCACGATGTCAAAGTGCTTAACGTCACTGCTGGAGGAGCGGACCGCATCGGACAACGAGGACAGGAACAAGTCCTTCTGCAAGGACCCACGCCCCAGATCGAATATAGAGGTCACTGAATCGATGATGGCGTTCTTGACTGAGGTTGGGTTTGCCCAGCGATTGCAGTATGCTCTGATGACGACGTCAACCGGGCGAGCGAGGGGATACTCCACGCAGAACCGACCAGCGTACATGGTGCGAGACTGCATGTGATCGATGAGACGGACCTGATCTGCGTGAGTCCATCCCTTCTGAACCAAAGGAACGATCTTGAAGAGGTTCATCCATCGCAGGTCGGTCGGATCAGTCTCTCGTTGAGAGAACATGCGGACGTCGATCACTCCAGGATATTCCAGCGCGGTAGAGACGTACTGAGTTTTCTTCACTGCCGCACCGAAGCTCCCGAAGTTCGGTGAGTCAACGTTCTTGTAGGACATCGGGTTGCGTCGGTCGGCCCCACCAGATAACGCCGCCGTCATGTTGCCTTTCACGGTGGTGTAGTTGGGGCAGTTAACTGTCTCGTTAGCCGCGCCGAGCGAGTTGCCATCGGCACCACGAGTCAGGGCGTAGGCCACCCGGACTACAGAACCAGCCTCAGGCCGAAGACCGAACACCGTTGTACCGAATCGGATCAGAGCGCGGCCGTCCGGCAGAGTGGAGTCTTGGAAGGAGTTGGAAGCTCGGTAGTTCCACAGGCCGTCCGTAACCCGCTGCACTGTCTCTCCATCTACTTCGACGGACACGTCCTCGTTGGAGACGACGAAGTCGCGTTCCAGAGGGACAATAGATTGAAAATCAGTGCCGATACCCTCGGCCACTAGGAAGGTCACCTTGCCCTCGGCTAGAGTGACAGTCTGCGCTTCGTTTGGCCGAAGGAAGATGTGCACACGATTGAACAGCGCGATGTTGCCACTGGCCACGAACTTCGTGTATGGTGGGATGGAAACTGCATCGACGGACAGCAGAACCACTTCGCTGGTGGCCGGGCTGTTGCGGGTGAGCCGCACACCTTGCATGGCCGCCAGAGAGAAGGAAGCGCGATCCGAGGCGGCTGTCTCAGGGAACGCTTCACGGAAGCAGGCGAGTACGCGCTGCTGAGCGAAGGTGTTGATGGTGGCCAAGTAGTCGATGAGAGCAGTACCTACCTGGTTGTCGATCACGCCGTTCCAGGTATCGGATCGTTCCAGAGCTTGGGTGAGTCTGGCTTTGGACTCTTCGAAGTCAATGTTGTCCGGGGCGAACGAGAACTGAAGATTGTTGCTCATATCAGGATTCCATATTCTGTGACTGGATGAGGAAGGAGTAGGACCTAACGTGATCGATACCGCTCATGCGATAGACGAGTTGGACTTCGTAGGCGTACACATCAGTGCGGGCTATCACCTTTGTAAGAGGTGCCAGAATTTCGATGCGGGGTTCAAATCGTCCCAGAGAGGCGATGACCGTAGCCTTCAAGGCCTGAGCGGTGATCTCTCCAAATGGTTCCTGCAAGAGCTTAGGGGCGTCACATCCCCAGAGCACGTTGAAGGTGCGAGAGCGACTGCCAACCATCGAGGTGAGGAAGATCTGCACAGCCTTACGAACTGCGTCTTCACCATACAGAATTGCCGGAGCACCGGGTCGACCAAAGTCCGGATTCAGGTCGGAGTGGCGTGGCTTGTTGATTGACATGATCGTTACGGGTTGATGTCGACTTTACCGGCTCTGATAAGGATGTACTCATCGCTGAGCACTTCGGTCTTCACTACCGATTTCAAACGAGCGATGTTCTCCGCTTCGTAGATGACATCAGTCTTAGCCAGATGCTTGACAGTCTGCTCAGCGTTGATAGTTCGGTTGTCGCAGTTCGTCACAACAGTTGGTGAGGTCAAAGTGTGGGACTCTGAGGCGTCATGGGTGCTTATGGTGCTAATCACCTTGTGCGTGTTGTATGCTTCTTCTTTGATGTCCGGCGCCTCGATGAAATAGAGGTTCACTGCAAGGTGGTGGACCCGACCGTCGTCGAACGTCGTGTACTGAGTACCAGACTTGTGATGGAGTTGGAATTCCACCATACCAGAAGTGATGTCAATGTAGGACCAGTTAGACACTGGATCGAGCCACCCTCGACGAGCGGGGTAATTCGTTTCCAACGGACCGAGCATCGCGGAGATCTCAGTGTGGATGGACCCGGTCATCACTCCGTAGGACAAGTCTCCATCCTGGAACTCGAGTTCGATCACGGACCCGATCACAGGAACGTTCACACTACAGGCCGTGTCTGTCATGCCGAACTTGGACTGTACCAGAGGACCGATCCAAGGCAGTAGATCAGGTGGGCCTTCCATAAAATTTGGGATTTCAACCTTGAGACGCTGCTTGAGCAAGGGGTCCAGGTTGTCGACCACCTTGCCTTGGAACTTTCTACCAGCCGTTGGGCTCTCGGTAGGCATGTCGTTGACAGATGCAAAGCCGGCCATTAGTTTTCCTTGGCAGAGTCACCATATGCACGTCGCATCATAGTGAACAGTTCGTAGTAATTGGATCCGTTGACGTAGACGTTCTTCGTCACAACCTTGTAGATACCGGACAAGTGGCGGGAGAACCTGGGGCTGGTGTTGTTCTCCGGGTAGTTCAAGGTTATGTCGATGTTGTCGAACAACTTGACTTTTGTGAGCTCAGGAGTCTGCACTCTCAATCCAAAGTTGAACAGATTCTCAAAGCGTTGGTTCTGGTAGAACGCTCGTTGGTACATCGGGTGTGCGTTACCGAAGTTCAGTGGGCCGAACATCACGGCGCCTTTCTCAACTTCTCCTTTTACCACGGTGTTGCGCAGGAACGATCTCTCCCCACTGGTAGGATTCACTGCCAAGGCATCGTCCGGTACGTTGAACTCAGCCAGGTTCTCCATCATGTTCTGATAGACCCGCACTCCGCTGTACCCACTGACGTGGTTGTTGGAACCGGCGTTAGACAGTGGCTCAACGTCGGTAGCCAGTAGGAATTCTGGACGCGGCTCCATGAACGACATCTTGTGGTCAGCTCCAGACAATTCATTCACGTTCTTGAAGTACATCTTCTTGTCGAAGTCGATCCCAAGCTGCATGCATGCATCATCGCTGACATACGATCGTCCTGCTACGTGACAGGCCCACTGAAAGAATCTTCGGTTACCCGGCCACCACACCTGGAAGTCGTTGGAAGATTCTCCATCGAACTCGAGTCCGCACTGACCAGCTATGCCTTCGAGCACGTCCGAGGCGAGCCCTTCTGTATAGTCACGAGTAGAATCATGCCAGTACTTGGGGACGTCAAGATAACCGTCGAACTCATACACGGTGTTCGGGGACGAGTGAGTCTTCTTTGGTGTGTTCACACGGAAGTTGTACACCTTTGGTGGGATGTCCGGGGAAGGTGACACCGAAACTTCCATCGGGATTCCATCACCCACCAATTTCTCCTTCTCCATGAAGCCCGTAGGGTCGTTCAAGGAGAGGTGCACCATCGGTAGATTGATCTTGCCGGAGGCCGACATGTGTAGAAAGTTGACGCTGTTCACTCGCTGGAACGGGAACTCCACCCCAGCGAACTTGATCTTCAAGAACAGCCGTCCTTTGACTTCAAAGCTCATAGAATCCTTTGATTTCGTAAGCTATCATTGTTCCGCGGTCAGCGGTGGTGGCTCAGTAGGACAAGTGCCCCACTGAGGAGATTGTATGACCCCAGCCCCGACATTGAACCCCCATGGTTGGACCGGTATGTTCGGAACACACCAGCTAGAAAGATCTTGGTTGAAGCTGGACGCCCCATAGAACATAGCTTCCATCGGCGGGTACTCGTTGTAGGATTCCGGATAGTTCGCAGGATCAGAAGGAGCCCCCACAGATGACACGTCCCAGTTAGCAGGCCAACCGCCTAGAGGTTGGTTGAAGGACTCAGCACCATAGAACATGTAGGCCATGTAATGGCAGTTGGAAACATTCCACTGACTGATGTCTTGATCGAACACAGCTGCGTATTGGAACATCTGAGACATTGTCTCCACGGAGGAGACATCCCACGTTCCTAAGAACTGGTTGAAACTAAAGCACTCGCTGAACGTACCAAACATCAGCTTCACTGAAGAGACGTCCCAGTCGGAGATCTGTCCGTTGAAGGACTGGCAAGCCTCGAACATATGGTTCATGTCTATCACTGACGACACATTCCAGCTGTTCAGAGGCTGATTGAAAGTATAACAACCTCCGAACATGAGGTTCATCGTGGTCACTGAAGATACGTCCCAAGTGTCTAGAGGCTGATTGAATCCTTCACAGCCAAAGAACATCTGCTTCATGGAAGTGACTGAGGATACATCCCAAGTGTGCAACGAACGGTTGAACACCCGACACTGGCTGAACATACCCTCCATGTTCGTAACAGAGGAGACGTTCCAGGTTTGCAGAGGCTGATCGAATGTTGTACACCCCAGGAACATGTAGCTCGCGTCCAACAGATTGACGAGGTTCCAAGTACCAAGTGGGTGGTTGAACTGAGGGCAGTTCTGGAACATGCGACGCATGGTGGTCACGTTAGATACGTTCCACCCGCCAATCGGCTGATCGATTACAGAGCTAGCAAACGTCTCCTGCATGTTAACTATGTAGCTGGTGTCCCATTCAAGTACGGATGGAGAGTTAAAGTAGTAGCAGTCGTTGAACATCTGCTTCATCGAGCGGAAGAATGGGGACAGCTCGGTTGGCACAGAGTTGATGCTAGACCGGTGGAACATCGCGTGGGTGAATGTGGGGATGGTACCAAAGTCTATGACCGCCGTTAGTCGATCATTGTAAGGAGGGGGGTCGTTAGGACCAAATTCCGTCTCTGTAATTCCAAAGGTCGCGAACTCTGCCGCTTCCTCCTCCTGAGCGGATCCACTTTCCGTATCGAACTCGTAGCCGAGCTGTACCAATCCACCACTGACCAGGCATTCCCATAGACTTTGAGGGCTATCTTCTTCTGATGGGTATTCGTGGGCATATGTGCCTGTGGTGGTGGCAATGGTGGTAGTTCCATCCCCCCAGTCAATTACTACGTCTTCGTCAGTCTTAGCTCCCACCACCACGTAGGCAGCCCTTCCTGGGTCGTAACCAACATCTTCCCCGCCATACGGATAGCGGCTGAATTGCAGGATGAGAGGTCTCGGTGGAACGACCACCGCGGTTGGCACACAAGGAGAGCTCTTGTAGAATGGCCAAGGTGAACTCATGTGCTCTGCCGAGATCTTCGATTCTGAGTACGAACGATTCGAGAGACCTGGTATAGTACGCTCCAGGTAAGAGATGAGAGCCTGACGATCCGGAATGCGTAACAAGGCTAGCGAGTAGATGTCACTGATAGGATCAGTGATGCCGTTGTAGTACAGCAGCGTCCACCAGAGAGAGGTGTCACCCAGATACTCATATGCGATGTGGGGTAAGTTGGCCTCGAGCGAGGAGTCCACAACAATGGTGGTTGCGGTCGGCACGTTGAACTTCATGTCCGAAGGGTTGGCGTCCCAGATGTCGAACGCACCACCCTCAAGAATTGGATAGTAGAAAGCAGTATTGAATCGAGACATTGATCAACCCCAAGCACTTCGGTTGTAGGCAAACGACACCGGATCAGAACTGTTGTTGGAAGAAGTCAGACTGTCTGACATTCCTTGACGGTCAGCCGAATCCGTGGAGTTGACCGGAGACTGCTGAACAGAGTTCGATTCGTTACCACGCTGAGTGGACTCAGTCTGAGAAGACGTGGATTCGTTCCACTGAGACTCAGTACCAAGCAGCAGGGAAGGCAGATCACGGTTGGTCGGGGTGTAGAACGTGCGGAAGGTGACGGTCACTTCAACACGGGACATCGTTCCCGTTTCCCAGTAAGGGCGCACCTTAGTGGTCTGCGCGATGTTGGTGATAACCACCGACGGAAAGAACTGAAACTGACCGATCATCAAAGCGATGTTGTACTTGATGGCCGAAGTGATCGCGTTTGACGCGGCAGCCAGAGCGCTGTTACCAGCGTTGGCTGTGTTCTTTATCTGCTGACCAGCCACGCTTGTCGTCGAGGTCGACGAGTCGCCGATCGATGAGTACACCTCTTTAGCCCCTGCAGCCATCGAGTTCCATAGCTTTGGACCAGCTACAGCAGCGGATGTGCCCAACTCGGAGGCACTCTGTTTGAGTAGATCTAGATCGAGATGAGGACCAGGAGAAGTGAGCAGACCACCAGCCACGTCTTCACGTGGAAGGACCAACTCGTACAGAGCGGACAGCGGTTTGAGGATGTCGGCGTTTGGATCACTCTCAAGTTGGAACACCAAGGGCAACGAGAACTCGACGTCGTTCGACCCTTGCCACAGTTGAGCAGTCATCGCCTTGTTGGCGAACTGCAGACCGAAGGCGGAGGCAGCTGCCCCCACACCAGGGTTTATGTGGTCCTTTGGACCCTGCGAGAACGGAGCCTGATAAGAGGCTCCGAGATTCAGTTGGTACTCTTCAGGCAGATGAGCAATGATTGGATCCATCCCACGGTCGAGTGGAATGATGTAGCACATGTAGTGCGGATTGGTCGCCACTGATAGGGGCTGACCCATCGTAAATGCTTTGGAAGTAAGAGCCATATCAATCTCACATCACGACTAGGGCGCCGTTGTTGGTTACAAAGGCGGACTGAAACTTCGGGTTGGTATCTGGGTATGGACTAGGACCACGGTTGTGAGATGGAACTTGTCCGCTCGGAGTCTGATCGCTAGTGGTGTCCTTAGCCGGAGCTTCCACCTTGGCGTGATAGGTTGGATCCGCCACAGGTACAGGCGCTGGCACGACAGTAGTGGTCGGTTGAGACACAGTGGCTACAGGCCGGGATTCAGGAAAGCTGACGTTAGTGGACGCAACGTTTTCAGACACGGATCCTTCCGCCAGATGTATCTTGATGGAACCCTTGAACGGGGAGGCAGCCATCTGTTGAGAGTAACTAGATTCCAGCTTGGATCGGTTAGCATCCAGATACTCACCAACATTGGTGGACTTTCCACCAACGTTCACGCGGATGGATCGTTGAGTACCAGGACGTAGCTGCGATATCGGTTTTGATCTGGGGGACGCAAGGACTTCCTTTGCCCCGGAGATACCGATCTGGTGAGCGATGTACATTGACAGAGCATTACTGCTCTTGTCCGGCAGAGCCCTCAGGTTCTCCTTGGCCAGAAGCATCCCTGCCTCGACGTTGGCGTCTAGGTCAAATCGATTGTTCAGTCCGAAAGCCTTAGCAGTGGCTGCTGTGAACTGGAACACCCCGATCGCTCCTGTGCTTGACACAGCGTTTGGATCTCCGCCGGATTCCATTGAGGCCACCTTCAGCATGTCCGTAGGATCTAGTCCATGAGCCTTAGCTCGGGCTATGATCACAGACCTGACCACGGGCAGCATAGACTGACCCATGCGACCACCTATCGGCACACCCATCTTTACCAAGCGACTGGCCCATATGGACTCAGATGAACTCAGGTTGGCTTTCGATAGACGAAGGTATCGTCCAGTGAACAGACTGTTACCGGACTGAGAAGTCCGCTTAACATCCTTTGTCTTATCCAGCTTGTGCCCACGAGAAATCGCAACAACTCCTTTTTCAGGGGAACCCTTAGTAGGGGGAGGCTTCGTAGGAGTGGATGGGGTAATTGAAGGGATGGAGGATGCCTCTGAAGTAGTGGGAGGCTCTATTCTTGTCGACTCCGAGGATGACTCTTCGAGGACTAGACCAGGATCTTCTTCTGTAAAGGATGAAGACAGGCCCATCTTGTTGAGGATAGAATCCCATAGACTCTGGTCTTCTTCGACTTCTAGAACATCATCAGTCTCTACGATCTCTATCTCCTGATCCGAATCCGAGAACTCTATCTTCTCTTCATCCGAGGTAGGCGGAGGACTCACGTCTTCGAGTAGTGGCTTGTCGTCCTTTCCTAAAGAACGGACGGCAGCAAACACAGCCGCGATGCTAACGCCAATGCCGACTGCCAAGCCTATCACTTTTGCATTGAGTAACGGGGAAGGGCCCGAGTTACTGAAACCACTGAGGCTGGAAGCACTCGGTCTCAGGAACCTGGACTCCATTCCGTTAGCAGCATGGTATAGCTGCCGGTAGACTTGGGACTTGTCGGTGGGTTTCATCAGGCAGTAAGGGCTCCAAGGTTAAGGGCAAAGAACGTTGGGTCCGCGTATGAGAACTCCGGGATACGGGAGGTGCCATGTCCTGAGGGTGTAGCCGAATTACGACTCAGACCAGACACCGCCTGGCCAGATCCTTGGGTGGCTGGATTGGTGATAGGCGGACGAGGGTCGTAGGCAGCTTGCTCCGGGGGCAAACCGGAACTCGTCTCCATAGAAGTGCGCACGTCTCCGGTGCCAGCTTTCGAGGTGGAAGATGTTGAGAGGGGAGGAGCAGAGCTCGTGGTGGAAGGAACACCTGCCTGAGCAACTTGATCGGCCCCACCACCTTGAGCACTTGGGGTATCCGCGGAGTAGATGCCATTCTTCGCCATCGCGGCACTGACGCCCGCCACTTGCAGGTGCCAGGGCTCATGTCCGAGCGGTCGCTCGAATCCATACTTGGCGAGTAAGCCCATGCGTTCCATCTCGTTGGCTGCACCCCGGTCAATGTCCAAGGCTATGCCGTAGTTGTGAGCGGAGTTGCCGGGTCGAGCCGCCCGACCAGGCCCATACTTCTGGAACAGGGCAGCTTGTTGCTCGTGAGTAGCAAACCCTCGATTGATGCTAACTCTCTGCTTACCACCCAGGGACTGGTACTCGGCGACCATGGAGTTGAAATTACTCATCACCCCTGGCTGCATCTTGTCGAGGTTGGAGCCAGCAGCGACTGCGTAGGATCCTTTTCCGCCGGATGCATCTGGCAGCCCGTAGGACGATCCCCCAGTAGACGGAGAGGTCACTGACGAGGTGGACGTGGATCGTGGAGTCACCGACACCGAAGACATGGGTACAGAGGCACTTCCAGTAGAAACACTGGTTGGAGCACTGGATCTAGACACCGGAGGAGACGCACTCGTCGTCGACGAAGATGAGATCGACGTCGTAGTGCTTGAAGGCACTGTTGCGGTTGACGGGGCGGACGGAGCTTTCGGAGGGGTGATCGCCCGAGTCTTGGGATCGTACACCGGATACTGCGAGGTGTCCATCCCGAGAGCGACGGCTCGGTCTCTCGTCACTTTGTGGATAGCCCCCTTGGAGGACATCTCGTTATCTATGTCTCGCTGAGCAGATGCCTTGAATGGTGCTTGAACCGCACCGACTGCCTTGCCGACTAGGTCCTTGCCTTTCTTCCACATGTCGAGGACGAAGTTGATCGCCCCCGATATCTTCTCGACAGTTCCATCAATGAAGTCGCCTATCTGTTCTCCAAATCTCTCATGGAGCCATGTGCCAATGTTCCATCCGGCGATGCCTGCACCTATCAACATTCCGACAGGACCAGCCAGAATACGACCAACGAAGGATCCCAGTTTCAACAGAGGACCTGCCACTCGCAGCGCGCCGACAGCGATGCCCTTGAGCACACTTACTGCACCGGAGACCAGCTTCCAACCACCGAGCACTTGAAGCAGGTTGCCGAACATTCCCTTGACCATGGTGGCTTTTTCAAGCACTCTGGACAGGAACGAACTGCCTTCGGATGGAGAAGCTGATCCCACTTTACCAGCGATGCGTTCCAATGAAACGCGGATAGCCTTGAGCAGATCCATCTCCTGATCCTTCCGCAGAGAGTCAAGCTCCCCACCGGAAGAACGAGCGCTGAGACTCCCGAGGCTGCGCACCTCGTCGGTCAGAGACTCCAGTCGGAGGTTGACCCGGTTGAACTGTTCCTCTACAAATGATCGCAGTCCAGACGGCTCACCGCCCGAAGTCTGCGTGGTCCCGGGTGTACGTGACGTAGTGCCCACTGCATCGCGCCAGATGTCTGCGATATCAGGTGGCATCGAATCGTCTTTGGCTCCGTCAACAGTCTTCTGACGCGCGGAACTGCGCGGGCTCGGATCAAACGGAACCTGAAAGTCGTCATTGGTGTTCGCATGAGGGACGAAGCCACCTGTACTGGCGGAAGGTATAGAGGTTGAAGCACCGCCTCGATCGTATCCACGTTCGATCGTGGAGTTGAGACCGAGAGTCTCTCGTCCTTTACGAAAGTCCTCAAACTTCACGTTCAGAGAACCACCCTTCTTCTTCTTCAGGCCAAACAGTGCGCGAGACGATCCGCCGATCATTCGAGCAACTTGCTTGAACGTCTGAGAGATTCGCTTCGGAGTAGTGCTGACGCTTGTCACCACCGAGCGAGCGATGTTTGGCAAGGTCCTGGTCAAGAACATACCAGTCCGTGAAATCGCACGTCCAGTGCCTCGCACCAGACGAACAGCCCCGCCAACGGATATGTTCTTTGATACCCCAAGCGCGTTCAGGAAGTTCTGAACTCTCTCAGCTATCTTCTGACGACTGTCGTCCCTGGTCTCTCGGTCCGCGATCACGTTAGCAATGCGATCCGCGTCTGGCTGAGCCAGGTTGTATTCGTCTTGATAGTTCTCAAGGCGACGATCCAGAGTGGATAGAGCAGCAACGATGTCTCGCGGAGCCAACCACGGAAGAAGAGCATACTCGTCGAGATACCGGAGTATCTCGTCGAGGTCGTCACTCATCCGAGTCAGATTGCGCTTGGCTTGAGCATCATGGTTGACCGTACCAAGAAGGTTCAGCACTTCCAGTCGCACGTCGTTCCAGCGACGAAGCATACGACTACCCTGCTGATCCAGCTTCGCGTACATGTTGCGCTCGCTAGTGAGCGAAGCACGATACAGGCTAGAAGTGGCAAGACTAGTCTGTTCAAGGATACCGTTCTGCAGACGGCTCATCATCCCATCGACTTCAGTCTTAATGGACTTGCCGAGTTCCTCCAAGGCATCATGCGCACGCTCAAGTACTGGCTCACTTGAGTTGGATTGGGTCAGCTCCTCGACGTCCTTCTGCAGAAGGTTGAGGTTCATCAAGTCATCCCGAATCTTCTTCAGGACGTTCTTGTAGGCCACGCGTTGGACCAAGTTCTTCTCGGTCTCAACGAATGAGTGTAGTTGCTTGAGGAGGTCCAGCGTGAACTGGAACTTGCCTTCGGCGACTTTGTGTGTGCTGAACTTTCCAACCAACGTCCGCAAGACCTTGAGCCGGGCAATCTGCTGAGGATTCAGCCTATCGAGATTCGTCTCGGGATGGAGATCTTGAATGCCTGGAACGGACTTCTTCAGGAAGTCGACGTCCGATTGTGAGGGTGCGGAGCGAAAGATCATGGAGGTTCAACCCTTCATCGACCAAACGGATTGGCAGCGGAGGCAGCAAGTTGAGCATCCTGCTGTCTCTTGAGCCGTTTCTGTCTGGCCGAGGATATGAAGTAGAGGAGGGTGCGCAGCTCTTGATCGAGCGACAAGAAAATTCCGTATTCGGTCGCGACATCCACTATCCCGTTGAGGAGGAAGTCGTCCGAATACGCTTTAAAGAAAGGAGTGCGCCGAGATGAGAACAGGGTTCTCCACCTCAGCGCCACACTCCGTGCATTTGAATTTGATACTTTCCTTCACGCCGTACAGGGAGACCCGCACGCGCCATTCATCGAGCAGGTCCTGGACGTCAACAGACTGCTGCTCAATGAGCTGGATGCGATCCTTG